TAGGTTCAATTTCTGTGAGGTGTTCTAGCTTGATTGAGCCAGAATTCAATGATCTGCTCATGTTTTTACTTTACTATTCATCCCAGAGTTTTTATGAATTTGTTTCAGTCTATCTTTAAATCCGTCGGGAACTTTAGAATGTAGGTTGCCTACGCCTCCAATAATATTGGGAGCTTTTATAACCTGTTGTAAGTCATATTCTTCGCACATTTCTTCTAGCTCTTTATAGCTACACTGTACATCCCATTCTTCATCTTCGCCGCGTCTTCTAACCGTGTAGGTAGGCATAGGTTTCTTTCCAATCTTTTACCATAATTGATACCGAATTTTCTCGTTTGGCTACTTCTACCGCAAGAGTATAGTCATTACCACCGGGATCCATTTTATCACCATAGAATACTATAGGTCCAGTTAATTGATCTGCTATTTGGGCTTTGTCCTTACCTTTTGGCATTATATCTATGCCTGTAGCACCTGCGACTTGAGCATTAAGCTCGAAGAATAAAAAATTAAAAGCTTCTGCAATAACTGCTCTTTCGTGGGTGTTTCTATCATGAGCTTCGTATTGCTTTCTTTGTTCAGGTGTACATCCTCGGCCTATTATTGAAAAATTACATAGACCTGGTCTGTCGTCGAAATGTGTACCAGTACGAAGTGGAAATAAAGAAGTGTCTAGATAAGTCTGAAGAAAGGATTGACATTCACTTGGCAGCCTCCAGCTACTCGTAGCTATCTCTTCACCTTTCGACCATACACTATTACCTGCACAACAATATATCTTTTCACACGCATGTAGAATGTATGCTGGTACTTGTTCAGATGTCTTAGGATAATCGGATCCAGTTGCTAGATATACTTCTTTATCCTGCATCCAGTTTGAAAAGAAATCAGCAAACTCTGGATCCATTTCACCACGACTTGGAGTGAGTGTACCATCTACGTCAAAGATGTATTTCATGCTGCTTGAAACCATTCTGGAACAGGACGTTTAGACCACGCCATTTTGAAACGATCTTGCTTTGTATGATAAAATGCGCGATATGAACCAACAGGATCCGATTCGTTGATGCACTCTGGTGCAGCACCCATAGCAAGTCTAAATGGGGTAAGTTTTCCCAATCTATCAATGTTACGAGGAGCAGTAGCTAGTATATCTTTGAGTAATGTCCAAGAGCCATGCTCTTTACCATAGCGATATTGAAACTCCGTAGACAGAGCAATAAAATGACGATAGTGCCAATAGTAATTGGCTTCTGACTCCATAGTCCATAGTGTGCATGGATGAGTAACATGAACTGCTTTATAGATGATATCGTCGTCACGATCTAGTTCCCAATGATTAACCATAGTCTTACCAGATTTAGACGGTATACGAGTAAGCTTACCATCGAGAACACGATGGGCGGTAGAAAGCATTTGAGCAGATTCCAAAGGCATTTTGACAATATGCTTGTCGCATTGTTGTCGAGCTGCTTCGACTGGATCGGTATCAAGAATAAAGATATTCATAATAAATCTCCGTATTGATCAAACGATTCTACCGCTTTTCGTGTTGTTTGTAAACCCCCTATGCGGCTTTTAGTTGAACATTTATTAGGTCTTCGATCGATTTATCTAGGAAGCTTTTCTTTTTTAATATTTTGTGCATTGTGTCTGTTCTTCCTTGTTTTTTTAGCTTCTCTGCATAATTATCCAGATTACGAGAATCCGTTTTAAGTCTTTCGATCTGAGTATTGACCATCATGGAGTTTGGGTTTCCTTTTTATGAGTAAGGATGCAACCATTATCAGCCTTCGATTAATCCAGGAAATGCTTCATCGATAACTGCTCTCGAAACTTTCGCGCCCAACTTCTTATTAATCATGGACGCTACCAACTCTGCATCTTCGGGGTGGATGGCCTCTAAGAGGCCGATGAACATCGATTCTCGTTTATAGGTAGGCAACTTATCGCCTGGACCACCTTTAACGAAAAATCGAAAATCTTTGTGTCTTCGATGCAGATTCGAAGGATAGTTATGGCCTTCAGCAGCCACATATGGAACTGGGCCTTCTGGAAGATTAAAAGACACGCTTGGATCAAGTGATCCGCGGATGATATCTTTCAATGCCCAAGTCTCATTATCCTTTAGAATTTGGACTTTTTCTTTCTTGCTTTTAGCATTTGCTGCATCGTTTAAGACTTCATGTACAAGCTTCATGAAATAAATTCCTCTATAACTTCAATCAAATTTTTACATTGTTTAGAGACCAGATAAGGAAAGACGTTGCCTTTATTGCCCCACGGGTCCTGTGATTCAAACTTATTTATAATATCCTTTTTTATAGGATCAGGACAGCTATTTAAATCTACCAACATTTTATTACGTTGATAGTTTCGATATACTTCTTCACCCATAGCTTCAGGATCTTGCAAAAGCGTTTGTTTTTTCTTAGCAGATAAAACATTTTGCTTACGACCAGATGCAAATACATCATCGTCTGATAAGACATTTGGAATGCCATCTCCAGCATCGCCTTTCAAAATGTGCTCTTGCAAATACAATAATGGATTTTTCTCTTCGACAAATTTCTTAGTCATAGGAGAATATTGTTTGACATTATCAAACTTTTGAAGCTGTTTAAAATCGTGATCAGCTGATACGATCATAACAGGTTCATAGTTACCAAACTCTTGGGTATTATATACGAGTTGAGCAATAACATCATCTGCTTCACAACCCCAAATATGCATAACTTTATATGGGAAATTATCGATAAGTTCTCGTAATACTAAATTAGTAATACGAAATATTTCTTCCCAATATTCTTTTTGGTTGTCACGGCTGTTTTTGCGTTTAGCCTTATATTGTGGAAATACGTTCTTACGCCAATTGCCACCAGCGTCTGCTACGATAACTACTTCACCATATTCTTTTTTGAAGCGCTTACGAAACATTCGGATCTGGTTGAGAATCATATGACGGATAAGATCCTCTTCTGGTTGTAGCTTCTGGGTAACGATGTTGCCAATAGCTATACCGTTATAATCGATGATAATCAATACTAATCTCCTTATCAGTATAATTATACTACCATAATCCAAACCATTTGTAAACCCCTTATTTTATTTTTTTCCAATAAGGTGGACTAGAAGATCTCCCATCTGCTCTATATTTTATCCTATTGCTTAGCTCGTCATACGTTTCATCATGATATGATATCCTAAACAGTAATCTTGGGCGTGGGCCATTTTTTACACCGTGAGGCGCTTTAGTATTTAATAAAGCTTGCTTATAATTAAAAGAATATTTGTTTTCAAAGGTAACTGGTGCAAGATCAGGAGATAGAAGAAAATTTAAGCTACATTTTGTCATTTCATCTACGTGAGTTTCTAAAACACTATTAGCAGCTAACCAATGAAATTTAGGAGCAGCCGCATTTGGAAGTAGTTCAAAATCGTCTAATATTTTTCTTATATACCAGTGATTTTTATCAACTTGCATATTTTGTCGCCAATGGTTTAATCCATCTACACGATCAAGTTTAGAATCAGCATCGTGATATTTCATAATATAAGATTGTTCCCATTTATCGCCTAATTGCTTCGCTATCTGTACTAAACAATTAACATCTACGTCATAATTTAAAATTGTTATATATTTGTCCATACTATTTGTTCAGTGGATTATCCAAAGCCTCTTGTAATGTCTTGCGTAAGCTGGCGTCAAGCTTTTCCATCTTGTTGTCTATGCGATCTTCTGTCTCACGCATAGTATCACGGGCATCTTTTTCTGATTCGCGCGCTAGATCAGACAGCTCTCTCATACGAACATCGATGTCACGTTCAAGATTTTTCATACGCGCGCTTGTATCATCAGTTACTTTTTCAACTCGTATAATATCATCTTTCAACCCTTGTTTAATATCTCTTGTATAATCTATAGCTTCATCCAATTTAGTAACTACTAATTCATTCGATGCTTTGATCTCTTGGATATCGATATTCTGAACAATCTCTTTCATGTCCATGTAGTCTTTATAAAATTCAAATCCAGCCCATAATCCACCTGCAAGAGTGGATAGAACTGTAAAGAGGACCATCATCTTGCCCCCTTTAAATGTCATACCACCAACTTCTACTTCTGGCATGGTATTCTCCTAATTCTCGAACTGTAAGGATTTTAACTCCTCCAGTTCCCTTCTGAGTTTAGCTATTTCGAGTCGTTTTCTTTCTAATTCGATTTGGTATAATGTATCACAATTAATTCTCGATTTAGGTCTAGATCCTAACGGTATAACAATCCTGGCATATACACCTGTATTAATATTCCGTTCACCAAACCTAGGGTTAAATGGATCATCTTGTTCATTGAGTATTCCTGTCACACCTATTTCTAAGTTAGTTGCAGATCCGATAGCATTTGCACAATCAAGGTCCCCAGCTCTAAATCTGTCTTGTGAAAAATTTTGTGGTAATGAAGGTATAGCTAGATTGATACCATTTGAATCTGCTACGGCTGAGCAGCTCATCAGTAAAACAATAAGTATTATAATCCATCTCATTGTTTGATCTTAGAGCATATGCGCGAGTTTACGGTTGCTCCCTCTCCGGCGTATAATTTTGAAGATGTGCATACGTATGTTACTGTAGAGATATCACTCTCTTTTATATAAACAGTAATCTCTTTATTTTTAAGGTGTTTTAATTTAAACACTCTATCGAATGATGCAAATGGAACTTTATTCCAGTTCTGGTCGTACACAGACACAGAATAGTAATCCACATCGTTCCGTCTATTAAATATTTTAAATGAAGTTTTATACACTTTATCAACTGGTGCCGGCGTTAATTTTAGATATGCCGGCACCATCTCATGGGCTGCTGCTGCGCTTGATAATATAAATGCAGCTAAAATTATAACGAACCTCATAATCACTCCTTACTTGGCGATACACTCCGCCGTCACAATAGCTGTATAATTACCAGCTGGTAGTGCTTTTGTATCACCATAGTCCATTTCAGATGAAACTTTAAAGCGTGTTGTACCAGCAACAGTAAGATCATATTCATGTGTATTATTGAATGTGGTCTTGTCTGTGTCGTAATCAGCCATTCCAACATCTGAAACATTTTCTACTTCTACGTTACCTGAAAAGTCTTGTGTATCAGGTAATGATGGTGAAGAAGAAAATGATGTTGGAAATGAGATACGTCCTAAGAACGAATCTGCCAATGCAACATCAAAGCGAATGATTGGTT